ATAAAAGTGGTGGTAATAAAAGCGGTGGTAATAAAAGCGGTGGTAATAAAAGTGGTGGTAATAAAAGCGGTGGTAATAAAAGCGGTGGTAACAAAGGAGACAAAAACAAGAAAAGTCAAGATAAAAACAATAAAAAGAATCAACAAGCACTCATTTCTGCTGTAGTATTGATTATTATTTGTTCCAGTGTATGCTGCTCTGTTTTAATGTATATACAAATGCAAATGGGCTAACTTCTTAGAAATACATAGTATAGTATCCAAAGAGCAGTATAAGTATGATAACGTCCAATGGATTCTTATTGTTAGACATACGTCGTATTATATTTATTATTAAATAAAAAAATCTTATTTAATATTAAGATGGATAACTGTGCTCCAAACATTGTTAAAGAAGATAACTATACTTGTTTCAGTAAGCAAGAACTTCAAGAAATTGCCTTGGCGTTTAATATTTACATTCAAACAAATAATATATGCAACAGTGATACGTGCGTACCAAAACGTTTAATACCTATCGAGAACATGACGAAAAAAGAGCTTTGGAAAAAAATCAATGATGCACTTGGTCTTATTTGTGGAGATGAAGTTTGTTGGATTAACCAAAAATTTATAAAAGTTATTAAAGACGACAATTTGAGAGATAAGATCCTCGATTTTACGTTTAAACCAAGAGCACCTGGTACTGATCAATGGTTGAGCACAAGTGATATTAATAAAGTGATGCAACAATTTCAAGAGTTTGACCATTCATTTAAATTTCTTGGCGCGTTACCATGCGATTTTTATTTACATACGAATGTCGAGTATCATAAGATACAACGTTACAAAAAGATTGGAATTGTATTCAATTTAGATAGACATAATCAACCAGGTTCTCATTGGGTTGCATTTCTAATAGACAACGTATCGAAAACTATGGAGTATTTTGATTCTGCAGGAGATAAGCCCAATAAATGTATTAAAAGTTTTATAGAGCTATTAAAGAAAACATTGCTATCAAAATACACATATAAAATAAATAAAAAAGTTCATCAAAAACAAAATTCTGAATGCGGTGTTTATGCAATGTATTTTATCATTCAGAGACTATTGGGTCATACATTTGATGAAGTAACTAGTAATATTGTAAGGGACAACTCAATGAGCAAGTTTCGAAAGTACATTTTTAGGAGTTGAGAGAATCATCAATAATTTCATGATTTAAATTTATTAAAGTCTCAGACGCATCATAAACAAAAACATCTGGCCAAATACCATGTATAAAAAACATGAACGATGCTTTCATAGATACTAGAGCATATTTGCAGTTTTTTTTCAAATGTGAAAGGTATCCTTCTTCTGTTATTTCAAGATGTTTAAAAGTGTTTGATTGTGTTTGCATATATCAATATCTAATAAAATATTTGTTATATATTAGGAATTTCAATAGAAATTGGATCTAAACTCCGTTTTAGCTCTTTAGTTTTTTCAGGGTGCTCCTGAATCACTGTAGAAATGTATTGTAAATCAGTGTCGTTTTGGAACTTTGACACAAAATTATTAAGTTGTGTGTTAGATAATAGTGCTTTAATGTTATCAATTATTGCAGGATTTGTTGCTATTTGTTTAACAACATCTGCAATATACGGATGTTTACCTAGAAGTTGCTTTGCAAGTTCTACTTCAGCATTGTTATTCTTAATGCTATTTTGTAGACCAATAAAAATGCTATGTAAGATTCCACTTGAAGGAATTGGGAGCATTGCCAGAAGCTCGGAAATACCTAGAAGCACAAATCCAATAATTGCTGCAACGTCAATCATTTTTTATAACAAAATATGATTGTTGTTAAATCAATTTTTTATATAATTAGCTGACGTATTTTGTTATCGTCGATTCTACTAAATATTATATCTTCTTCAATTGTATTCTTGATAATGAACCTATATACATCTATAGGTCGTTTTTGATTTATACGGTCGGCTCTTCCAATAATTTGGTTTTCTATATTCTGTCTGTATTCTGCCGCTCCATATACTGGTTCTAATAGAATTATTTTATTAGCTTCTGTTAAGTTGATGCCGCTTGCAGCATACCTTGATGATAGCATGATTACTTTAATATCTGAATTGACTTTGAACGCATTAATTGCTTTTTGTCTTTGGTAAACTGTTCCATTACAATATACAATTTTCAAATTGTATTTTTCAAGTTCGTGACCAACCTTATGGAGCAATTCGTCCCATTGTGAGAATAAAATGACTTTATCATGTGATTCCAAATCTTTAAGAAAATGGATAATGTTACCTATTTTTGTTGATTTAACTTTTGCTACAATCGCTGAGAGATCATTGTCGTAAGTTGTTTCGTTGTGTTCTTTCCACAGAAATACATCTTTGCTGTTCATTTTATTATTGCAAGATGGACATTTTATCATTCCTCTATTGGAATACATTGAATTGGTTTGATGAGCTTCATATAAACATTCCCAACAAAATTTATGACCACACTTTGTAATAGCTATGTTGTTTTTATCAATTGTGTCAAGACAAATTGGACAAGTAGATTCTTCATTTAATGTTTCTATGGAGTTTTTTAAATATCTATGTGTTCTTTCAATGCTTTCGTAAGTATTTTTGTTTATTGTATATTGTTTTTTCATGTTTGATATTTCCATTTTTAAATGTTCATCGGAATCATCATTTTTCAACTCATTTTCAAGTGCTTGTATGTTTAATGTTATATTGTTTAGACGCTTTTTAATATCTTGAAGCTTTTGATGATTAAAGTCTAATAACACATTTTGAATTTGCTCAAGTGATTTGCAGTTTTGTACAAGTATTCGCGTGTCATGATATAATTCAGAATGACAACATAACCTTATTAGAAAATCAACATATTTATTGCCGTTTCCTTCAACATAGCTATTATAGATGCTACGTTCTTGGTTGGTAAAATTAAGTAAGTTAATATTTTCAGTGATGACTGTACCCTTGTATTCGGATTGAATTGATTCTTTGGTATTTCTTCTAAATAGAAAATATGTATTGTCAATTAGATTCGAATTTAATTTCAAGTTGAATAAATCTTGAGCAAACATATTGAATACGTCCTTATAATGTCTTTTCATAGATGTGTTATAACTCATGAGATGTAAAAAGCTATCAAGTCCGTTGGCAAAAGGAGTTCCAGTGATATTCCATTTGTATTTGCTTTGTAAATCAAATATTATATTTTTAATGCGCAATGTTTTCTGCATATTTTGAATTTCGTGTGCTTCATCTAAAATGACTCTATGCCAATTGAACAAATGAAAAAGCTTGAAATGTTTAGAGTTTAGTTTTTCATTTATATGGGATTTGATATATTCGGAACATTTGTGTTTAATATTCCATGTGAGGTCTTGATAATGCTTACTTGTCAAAAAGTTATAAGATACGACAATAATATCTGAGAAAAGTATATCTCCAAGTGTAAGATTGTCAAATTGGTCTTTTGTTGTAATCATGACCATGCGTTTCTTAGTTTGGAATTTATCATAAAATTCACGAACCCATTGATCACACAAATGTGTTGGACATAGAATAAGATTACACTTTGTATCAATTCTATCATTTATAATGTAGTTTTGTAAATGGAACTCATGCTCGTTAATATATGACAGTTTTAGTTTGTCAATAAAACAACTTTTGCTATGTGTTTTGCAAAACGTACTTGTTGTTAATTTAGAACATGATGTTCCTTTTTTGGTTCCTCGTTTGTAAAAATAGTTACAGCTCGTATTTGTTGTTTGTTCAATGAATGTATTGTCAACTTGAATTGGATCCGTAATAATATGAAATAATGTGATAATAGTTTTTCCTAATCCAACACTAGATATCAAATTGCCACCACGAAAACAAATAGTATCTTTGAAACTATATTTAGAACTGTCCAGAAGTTGTGATGGCAAAAGGTTGTCTTGCACTAGAAGAAATTTATCCTTGTGCAAATCTCCTATAATAGAGTAATGAAAGTCAACTATATTTGTTCCAATGTCTATCATGTCTTCAATGCTTTTCATCCATTCTATATCTTGTTTTTGATATTCATATAAATTGATACCTTGTTGTAAACAATTATAGTTGTAATTTCGTAACGTTGCTTGAAGAGGAGGGAGCACCATTAACATTTGTAATTTTTGCATATTTTTTAATATGAGATTGTTTTTCTCCTGAGAGGCTACCAACTCATAAATCAGTCTTTGACGATGGTCACGCTTGCAACTTGAAATATTATCTAGTATTTTGTTGTTAACATAATATGTCATTATGTAATTGTTAGCATCATCTTGTTCAAGAACTGTAATAAGGGTTGCTTTATGCATACTACTATGAAAATTGATAAACTGATTTTTTCGAACAAGATCCACAAAAGTCTCTTGTTTCATTTCTTCAATGGTTTTATGTTCAAAGTATGGATATACAAGGTAATCATTGTAATGGTAATAAAATCGAACTATGTTGTCTATGAAGACAGTCTTTGGTATTCTGGTATAATCAATATATTGGTCTTGTTGATTGCCAATATCATTGACATCAATAATGTATAGTTTTCTATATTCTCCATGTATGACTCTTATATTCTCTTTGGGTATATCTTTATGTAAATTAACTTTGCACCAATATAATTTTGAAAAGTTATGAAGATATTCTTCCATTAGTTTATTCTACAATGAGCTTTTAAATAATTTTTTTACAATCACAAATATCACGGTCAAGATTGCTGCCTTTACTATACCTGTTAGTAGATCAGATGTTAAATAAGATCCTAAAATAGGAATTTTTAAAAGATATTCATTCCAGTTTGGAAGTGTTCCAAGAAAAATGAAGATTGCAATGAGTAGGGTGTCTTCATTCAAATCATTTTTAACTTGTTCCCACAATGATGGCTTTGATATATCCGTTTTTTTCGTTATTTCCATTGTTACGTTTGTTTGGTTTTGATCTTGTTCTTCAATTGCTTGCGAGGGCTGAGCGGGGTTGTTAGGCAAATCTTCTATTTTAGTGGACATCATTTTTGTTAGTTTATGCAGCTAACAAAAATGTATAATCCAGACGCACTTACACCGTTCCAAAAACCCAGATAAACTCTTATAAATCTTGTTTACACTTTCGAAACTGAAGTTTCTTCAGTGAGAATCACTAGATCTATAAGCCTTCTTAGTAACAAACACTTTGAGTATTTATTAAGTTTAAATGGTCTTCTAACCGCCAAGGAACGCCGACGGGAAGCAAGGAGTTGCTTCAAGTAACTCAAATAGTTACTCTTTAAATTTTAGTATCGTGGTTCTTGATACTAATGTATTGTACTTGCATGCCAAGTGCACAGCCCACCGAAGGACCTTACAAGTAAAAACAGTTTATTGTCGTGCTTAGGACAATTGTTAATAAATTCATTCTTTTTAATCAGTTTTTTTTTACATTTATTTCAATTATTATTATTTTTTATGAAATTTGTAAAGGAATTAACAGTTAGAACCTTAACGTGCAATTTTGTATTTCGAATAAACTTCTTCAAATCGTACTTAAAAACCTGCGTCAAATGATATAATATCATCTTCTTCATTGGGCATAATTGTAAACTCTTTAAAAAAATCAGATTGTAATAAATCCATTGCTGATGGAAGCTTGAATTGTGTCTCAACGCCATTAATAAGACGCCCTTCAGAGATATATTTGGGGAATTCTGATTCTTCGGATGATGTGTCGATGTGTCTATGTGTGTTATCACTTGTCATAGAATTCTCTGTAGTTTCTATTGAAGATTCAGAGTAACTTGTTGATTGGGTATCAGAATCAGAATGAGAATGAGAGCTAGTAGAATCGGAATCTGAATCTGAATCTGAATCTGAATCTGAATCTGAGTCGTTAGGAATTACTTCAGATGGATACAATTTAAGAATCCAATCGAAAAGTTCTTGAGATATGTACAAGTCTAACAGTGACGTGAGAAAATAATGGACATCATATACATTGTTATAATTATATGGTACGTTATATTCTTCTTCGTCTTCTTCCTCATTTTCATTGACAATTGTAATATGTTTCTTCTTATCATATGTATAAGGGCCAATGATGAATTTATTAGGGTAGCAGTCTTTAATTTTATCACTATACGCCATAGCAAATTCACAATCCCACAATTTAGGAATAATACCTGAATTTGGCAAATAAAATGTTTGGCCTTTGATAGTATATTTGAATACACCACCAGATTTGATATTATCGTCAATCAGGATATTTCCATAATGAAAGTCATTGTGCATCAGTTTGTAATGATGTTGCAATACTGCAATAGTGTAAAGTAACTGAAACACTATGCATTTCCATTGTGTATCAGAAATTTCTTTGTCATTTTCATATCTATTGAAAATCCAATTATCCAAGCTTCCACCTTCTACATATTCAGCTATCAACATATTTGAGTATCCTCTTATCTTTTCTTCTACTTCTAACTTTTTAAGATTCAAAAACTTTATGGCTCGAGCTTTGTTGCTTACTTTTTGTGTACCCAAGTAAAAAGTTATGTGCGGTGATATCATTTTTAAAACAATGTTATCCGTCAATTCTTTAAGAATAATGTTTTCAATGTTACAAGGGTGTTCATTTTTGTTATATTTTGTTTCAATTGGAACAATCTTTAATGCGATTTTTTTACCATCTTTAGAACATTTGAATGGATAACCTTTAACTTCTGATGTATTTTTTACTTTGACGAGTTGGGACATTTCAGACATGCCAAATTTGTCCTTGCCTTCATCTAAAAGAAATCTTTTTTTTTTTATTTCTTGGCGAAGCTCTGAAAGGTACTTGAGCTTTGATGATAAACTGAATTCTTTTAACATTTGATTGTATTTCCTAATATAAATTTATCTTGCAAACGCGATATATAGCGTTTTAAATTCAACTTTTATTTACTAACTTCACTTAAGATAATGAATAAAATTGTTCAAATAAAAATATTCAATGACATTTTAGATCAATTATTTGACTTTCTAGAAAAAAGTTTTCCACTGTTTAAATCTGATATCATATTAACAAGAAGCACAACTGAATTCATAAGAAGGAGTAATCCAAGATTGGTAGTAGAAAAATTAATGTCAAATTTAACTCCTTATAAAAAACAAATATTTGATTGCAATGAAGATTTCTTTTTAAATTTTGAGAATACATTATCATCATCGGAATTATCGCAAGATAATATTATGCTAGGAACCAAACTTAAAAACATGTGGCATTCAAGTTCAACTACAAATCATCAAAAAGCGTATATTTGGATGTATTTTCAAAAACTAATAAAAGCTGGAGAACGAGTACTTGCTTAGTGGTGCG